TATGGAGCGTTATTACATTCAGCACCGTACTTAGCAGAAGATCAAAGGGTAGCAATATGGGCGCAGATGTATAGTGCTTCAGTTGCTAGATTAAATGAAAGCTCTGATGATGCTAGGTTTAGTGGATCAGGGTTAACACTTAAAGTGAGAGGATTAGTATGAGTTTTTCAAACTTCTTAGAAACAGAGATATTAGATCATGTATTTGCAGGTGCGGCTTACACAGCTCCAACTACAAAATACTTAGCGTTATTTACAGCATTAGCAGATGGCGAAGCAGGTTCAGTTACTGAAGTAAGTGGTGGTGGTTATGCACGTCAAACTGTTGCATTTACAACATCAGGTAACACTACGTCTAATAATGCGGCAGTAGAATTTCCTACAGCTACAGCTAACTATGGAACAGTAACACACGTTGGTGTTTACGATGCTTCATCATCAGGTAACTTAATGGCTTATGCGGCTTTATCGTCAAACAAGACTATTGAAACTGGTGACGTGTTTCGTGTGCCATCAGGTGACCTAGACATTACACTTAACTAATTAAGTAAATGGCTTTTGAGTATGGTGAATCGTATTTCGGTTTACGGTCATTTGGCTCAAGTGCAGGTGATGTAAAGGATGCTTCTGCTACAGTAACTGCTACTTCAGGTGCTAATGGTGTAAATTGGATTGTCACTATGGGTGGCGATGCTTCTACGACTGTAACATCTAGTGCCACTTGTAGTGGTGAAGTAGTAATTATTGAAGATACTTCTTCTCGTCTGTATGGCGATTGGCAGTATGGTGTTGGTGTATTTGATGGTGATGACAACTTACAAACAGTAGTCACAGCAACTTCAAGTGCAACAGCAGACAGTAAGCGTGTAAGAATAGCTTCGGCAACTTCAACTGTTGCTTCAGGATTTAGTGCAAATGCTAGGCGTATACCTGAAGGCTCAGTATTAATTTCAGGTGGTTCAACAACTACCATTAATACAACAGCAAATGGTACTAGACGTAGAATAGGTTCTGCTACAGTTAATGCAGTAGCAACTACAACGCAAAGTGCTATGCGTGTTCGTACAAGTCCACAGACAGTTAACGCTGTAGCAACAATAACTGCAAGTGGTGTGTTTATGATAAGTGCATCAGCGACTGTTAGTGTTGTAGCAACAAGCGCGGCGATATGTAATCGAGTTAGATTTGGTTCAGGTGTACCAACAGCAGTAGCTAGTATTACTGTACTCGGATTTGCTACAAGAGGTGGAATTGCATCAACGGGAAGCACTCATACAAACGAGGTAACTGTTGCTAGTGTGAGTGGTTCTAATAAATACTTTATAAATGGCGTACAACAAGAAGCACAATTCTTAGTTGAAGGCAACACGTATGTGTTTAATTACCCATCAGGACATCCATTAAGATTTTCTACAACCTCTAATGGCACACATGCAAGTGGAACAGAATACACAACAGGTGTAACTCATAACTCATCAACGCAGTCTACAATTGTTGTAGCAGATGAAACGCCTGACTTGTATTACTATTGTGCTGTGCATTCAGGGATGGGTGGTACAGCAACAACACCAAATAATTCTACAAACTCAAGCACAGCAAGTGACTCAGAACAAATATTTCAAGGTCATGCAGTTACACAACCTGAAGCAAGTATTTCAGCAACGTGCAACAGAGTACATCGTGTCGGTGGTATAGTATCATCTACATCAGGAACAGCTACAATTGGTAGAGAGAAATGGGAGTTAATAACTAATAACTCTGTAACTTGGACACAAATAGCGGCTTAATATGGCATTAATACCTTTACAATTACCACCGGGTCAATATAGAAATGGTACTGATTTTGAGGCTTCTAACAGATGGAGAGATGCAAGTCTTGTTAGATGGCTTGATGGTTCTTTAAGACCAGTAGGTGGATGGACTAGTAGAAAAACAAGTGCCTTTGCATCAGCACCTAGAGCAATGCTAACTTGGTTAGACAACTCTAGTGATTCTTATTTAGCAGGTGGAACATATAACAAACTATATTATGTAAATCCTTCACAAACAGTATACGATATAACACCATCGGGTTTAACAGCAGGTAATTTAAACGGTGCGTTAAATGTAGGTTTTGGTGGTGGTTTTTACGGTTACACTAATTATGGTCGTGCGCCAACTTCATCAGGTATATATGCAGAAGCTACAACTTGGTCATTAGATACATGGGGTGAATACCTTATGGCTTGTTCATCTAAAGATGGCAAGATATATGAATGGCAACTAAACACAGGAGTTGTTGCACAGGTAGTTGCTAATGCTCCAGTTAATAATAAAGCTTTAGTTGTTACTGAAGAGCGATTTGTGTTTGCACTTGGTGCAGGAGGTAATCCTAGAAAAATAGCATGGTGTGACCAAGAAAACAATACGTCATGGACACCTGCCGCCACTAACCAAGCAGGTGATTTTGAGTTACAGACAGTAGGTCAAATAATGTGTGGCTTACGCATGAGAGGTCGAACATTAATTCTTACTGATAACGATGCACACGTTGCACAATATTCAGGTGCGCCTTTTGTATATGGTTTTGAAAGAGTAGGTACAGCATGTGGCGTTGCATCAAGACGTGGCGCTGTAGCAATTGATGAAGGTGCATTTTGGATGGGGCAGAATGGATTCTTTACTTTTGATGGTTCAGTAGCAAGTGAAATACCTTGTGAAGTATCTGATTATGTATTTGATGACATGAACCCATCGCAAATAACTAAAGTGTATGCAGTACACAACTCACAACATGGTGAAATATGGTGGTTTTATCCATCAGGAACATCAACGGAGAACGATAGATATGTGGCATTAGACTACAAAGAAGGTTATTGGACAACTGGTGAATTAGACAGAACAGCAGGTGTTGACCAAGGTGTATTCAAAAACCCTATATGGGCAGATGCTAGTGGTAATCTTTACAATCAAGAGACAGGTTACACACATGGCACAACAAAACCTTACGCTGAGTCAGGCTCAATTAGTTTAGGTAATGGTGATAGCATAATGAAAGTTACACAACTTATACCTGACGAAAAAACACAAGGACAAGTAGAAGTTACATTTAAGACACGTTTTCATCCTAATGATACTGAGACCTCACATGGTGCATTTACGCTTGGTAATCCTACAGATGTACGCTTTCAGGGTAGACAAGTGCGTATTAAAGTACAAGGTACAGGAAATGAAAACTGGCGTTCAGGTGTTATGAGAATAGAAGCAAATGCAGGAGGTAGGCGATGAGTGTAGCAAATCCTCCACCGCCACTAGGAAAAGATTGGAAACCTTGGGGTGAGCGCCTTAATGCGTTTATAACGACTACAAGAAACAAATTACAATTTTATAATGCAGATAGTAAAGCTACACAAGATGGCATTATTATGTGGGATGAAGCTCAGGATTGCCCTGTAGTTTCTAAAAATGGAGCTTGGATTAGGATAAAATTAGACCCATGAGCATAACAGAAGATTTAATGCGCGGTAAAGCATGGATAGAGTCAGCACTTAAAAAAGGCGGCAATACCCATAACTTTAAAGACATTGTAGATGGTGTTATGAGTGGTGATTTTCAATTGTGGATGGGGTCAAACGGATGTGCAGTAACTGAAATTGTAGTGTATCCTAATAAGAAAGTGTTACATGTGTTCTTAGCAGGCGGTGATAAAGGTTACGGAATACATCAAATTACAGACATGCATGATGATGCAATAACTTGGGGAAAACACCAAGGATGTATAGGGATGACTGTTACTGGTCGAAGAGGATGGAAAAAAATTCTTGAACCTAAAGGTTGGTCAGAACAGTTTACAACATTATTAAAGGAGTTTTGACATGAGTAGCGGCGGCGGTAAAGGCGGTAAAAAACAAACAGAGACAACTATACCAAGTTGGATACAACAACCGGCAGAAAGAAATATTAGACGAGCTGAACAAGTACAACAACTTAAATACATGCCTTACACAGGCGCAGAGGTTGCGGCTTTTAATGAAACACAAAATGCGGCAATGAATAATAACATTGGTGCGGCAAAGGCTTTTGGTTTACTAGACCCTAATAGCACATTGACTGCTACAAGTGGGATGCCAACTCCAACTACATACGATAAT